GGTTCTGTTGCACAGCAAGCTGGTGGGTATGGTGTGGCGTTTAGCGCATCACTTTCCGTCCCTACCGCAGCAGAAAACCGTCCGCGCAACATCGCCTTTAACTACATTGTGAGGGCTGCATAATGACATCAGCAGTATTGGATAAAGCAAAAATCGCCACCACCGCAGGAAACATCACGGCTTACAGCTTTTCTGCGCAAACCGGCGAATTTACGGGTTCCAGCGAAGAGTTTTTAGCGATCGGCGTCGGTCTGCCCGCCGGTTCAACAGACATTACTCCCGGTGCCGTTGCTGAGGGGTATGTGGTTGTCTTTACGGGGAGTGAGTGGGAGCAGAAAGAAGATCATCGGGGAAAAACCGTCTATTCCACGGCCGATCTTAGCGCCTTAACGGTGGATTATATCGGCCCGCTCAAAGACGGATTTGTTGCCATTGAACCCGCAACGCCCTATGACAAGTGGAATGGAAGTGCATGGGTTACGGACGCCGAATCGCAACACGTAGCCGCAGTTCAGGATGCGCAGGCACTTCGTCAACAACATATCGATACGGCGATGTCATCAATCAGCGTTATCCAGCTTAAGTTGCAGGCGGGCAGGACGTTGAATGACGAAGAAAAAAACCGGCTCGACCAGGTTCTGGATTATATCGATGCCATAAACGCCATTGACCTCTCCAGTGCGCCCAATATCACCTGGCCCACTCAACCAGCATAATTCAACGGGCTACGGCCCGTTTTTTTGCCGCCCGCTGTTGTTTCATACTCGCCCCAACCCCGATAAATAGCGCTGCGCCGCTGCGGCCTGGAGAATAGCACTCACCCCAACACCACGGAGTTAAACGGATGAGTGACTATCATCATGGCGTTCAGGTCGTCGAAATCAACGACGGCACGCGCGTCATTTCCACTGTCTCNACCGCCATTGTCGGCATGGTATGTACTGCCAGCGATGCCGATGCGGCAACCTTTCCACTGAATGAACCGGTGCTTGTCACCAGNGTGCAAAGCGCCATCGCCAAAGCGGGTACCAAAGGTACGCTGGCCTCTTCGCTGCAAGCCATTGCCGACCAGGCGAAACCGGTTATCGTCGTTGTGCGCGTCGCTGAAGGCAGCGGCGATGATGCGCAGGCGCAGACGATTTCCAACATCATCGGCACCACCGATGAAAACGGTAAATACACCGGCCTGAAAGCGCTGCTGACCGCCGAAGCCGTCACCGGCGTGAAACCGCGTATTCTGGGCGTGCCGGGTTATGACACGCAGGAAGTCGCCACCGCACTGGCGCCAGTCTGCCAGAAGCTGCGCGCCTTCGGTTATGTCAGCGCCTGGGGCTGCAAAACCATTTCCGATGCGATTAAGTATCGCGAGAACTTCAGCCAGCGCGAGCTGATGGTGATTTGGCCCGATTTCCTCGCCTGGGATACGGTGGCGAACGCGACGGCAACCGCCTACGCTACCGCCCGCGCACTTGGCCTGCGTGCGTATATCGACCAGTCTGTCGGCTGGCACAAAACGCTGTCCAACGTTGGCGTGAATGGCGTCACCGGCATCAGCACCCCGGTCTTCTGGGATTTGCAGGAATCCGGTACCGATGCCGACCTGCTGAACGAAGCGGGTGTGACGACGCTGATTCGCAAAGATGGCTTCCGCTTCTGGGGCAACCGTACCTGCTCCGACGATCCGCTGTTCCTGTTTGAAAACTATACCCGCACCGCGCAGGTTATCGCCGACACCATGGCAGACGCGCATATGTGGGCGGTCGACAAACCGATCACCGCGACGCTTATCCGCGACATCATCGACGGTATCAACGCTAAGTTCCGCGAACTGAAAAGCAACGGTTACATCGTTGATGCCACCTGCTGGTTCGACGAGAGCGCCAATGACGCCGAGACCCTGAAAGCCGGGAAACTGTATATCGATTACGACTATACGCCGGTGCCGCCACTGGAAAACCTGACCTTACGCCAGCGCATCACCGATAAATATCTGGCGAATCTGGTCTCCTCGGTCAACAGCAATTAAGGAGCCTGATAAATGGCAATGCCGCGAAAACTGAAATATATGAACGTGTTCCTCAATGGCTACAGCTATCAGGGGATCGCAAAATCCATCACGCTGCCGAAACTGACCCGCAAGCTGGAGAACTACCGTGGCGCAGGCATGAACGGTATCGCGCCGATTGATATGGGTCTTGATGACGACGCCATGGCAATGGAGTGGTCGCTGGGCGGCTTCCCGGATGAGGCTATCTGGGAACTGTATGGCGCAACCAGCGCCGATGCGGTGCCGATCCGCTTTGCTGGTTCCTACCAGCGCGATGACACCGGTGAAACGGTCGCCGTTGAAGTGGTGATGCGCGGTCGTCAGAAAGAGATCGACACCGGCGAGAACAAGCCGGGCGAAGATACCGAGTCCAAAATCTCTGTCGTCTGTACTTATTTCAAACTGACGATGGATGGCAAGGAACTGGTGGAAATCGACACCATCAACATGATCGAAAAAGTGAACGGCGTCGATCGTCTCGAACAGCACCGCCGCAATATCGGCCTGTAACCCCTGCCCGGTCAGCCAGTCTGGCCGGGACTTCCCTTCGCTAACGCAATCACGAGGATTTTATGAGCAACGAAACTGATAACGTCGTTACCCTGGAAACGCCGATCAAACGCGGCGAACAGCTTATCAACGCCGTTACCCTGATGAAACCGAATGCCGGCACCCTGCGCGGTTTGAGCCTGGCGGCAGTGGCGAATGCTGAAGTGGATGCGCTGATTAAAGTGCTGCCGCGTATCACCTCGCCTTCCCTGACCGAACAGGAAGTGGCGGCGCTGGATCTGGCGGATATGGTCGCGCTGGCAGGCAAGGTGGTCGGTTTTTTGTCGCCGGTTTCGGNACAGTAAGTTTTCCGGCCAACCTGTCGGTTGACGATTTGATGGCGGATATCGCGGTGATTTTTCACTGGCCGCCATCAGAACTCTACCCCCTGAGTCTGAGCGAACTCATCACATGGCGCGAAAAGGCGCTTCAGCGAAGCGGAAACACACATGAGTAACAGCACAAATATTGACGCACTGCTCACGGCTGTTGACCAGGCGACGCGCCCGTTTAAAAACCTGCAAACGGCGAATGTTTCGCTTGCTGCGGGTATCAAAGAGACGGAGAAAAATCTGCGCGGGTTGTACAGCCAGCTTGCCCAGGTTGAGGGTTTAACGCAGGCCGAAAAATCCCTTTCGGCACTCAGCCTGCGCCTGCAAACCGTGCAGTTGCGCGCGCAAAAGCTGACGGAGCAAGGCCCGCCGACGCGCAGCCACGCCAGCATTCTAAACTTCACGCAGGAGCGTGCAACCGCGCTTTCGCAACAGCACGAAACGGCACGCGGAGCGGTGATCGACCACCGNTTAACGCTGCTGCGCGCAGGCATTGAGCCGAATGCNCCGNCGGCNGCGAAACTGCAACTGCAAAGCCAGATCAGCGATCATCGCGCGCAGCTTGTCACGCAGCAGCAGGCGCTGAAACAGNAGACCCGGCAAAAACGCGCGGAAAAAATCCAGNCGGGCCAGCAAACGATTCAGGGCATCGCCGGGAAAGTCTCCGCGGTGGGCAAAACCGGAATGGCCGTCGCCACTTCTGGCTTCAACATCGGCAAAAAACTCCTGCAGCCGGGCTATGAGCAATCGCTGAAAAATAGCGCGCCGGCGCAGTCTGAAAGNGAAGTAAGTAACCCGGCAAGTGCGGTAAGCGCGCAGGCGGGCAATCTCGGTACCGATTTACAGGCACTGCAAAGTGCTTATCAGTCGCTGAGCGTGGATATTTTCAGTACGCAAGAATCCTCCCTGCGCCAGCTGGTGCAAACGGCAACGGTTTATCTGGGGCAGNTGCAACAGTGGGTGCAGAACAACCAGGGGCTGGTGCAAACCTTCGGCATGATNGCCACTGTCGTGGTCGGCGTTGCCGGGGCGATTGGCACCGTCGCGGGCGTTATCGCGCCGGTCTTTACGGGTATCAGCACGCTGATCACCATTGCGACCACTTTTGGCAGCGTCTTTACNACCGTCTGCGGCGGGATTATGGCGGTGCTTGGTTCGCTCACGCTGCCGATTGTCGGCGTGATTGCCATTGTTGCCGCCGCCGCGCTGGCCATTTACACCTGGTGGCAGCCAATCAGCGCTTTCTTTAGCGGTGTAATGGCCGGGATTGGCGCCGCGTTCGCTCCGCTCGCCGGACTGTTTGCGCCGCTACAACCGCTGTTTGATCTCATCGGCAACGGCTTGCAGAACATCAAACAACTCTTCAGCGATCTGATTACCCCCGTTCAGGCCAGCCAGGAAACGCTGAACCAGTGCGCAAAAGCGGGTTTCTATTTCGGCCAGATGCTCTCTGGCTCCATCGCGCTGGTGATTGAGAGCGTAAAAATATTGGGCAGCGGCCTGAATTGGGTACTGGAAAAACTCGGGATTATCGATAAAAAACCGGTGCTCGAGGTACCGAAACCGCCGACAGATGCCAGCGGCAGCCAGAGCTACATTCAGCCAACCAGCGCAATGCCAGGCTTCAACAATTATCAGGCAGCGAAACCGGCTGGCGGTGGTTCCTACGTTGACCAGAGCAGAACAGATATCAACGTGACGCTACAGGGCGATGTTTCACCGGGCAGCGATAACAGCCGCCACCTGATGGAGCTGCTCGAACAGCACGAAAGCAATAAGCGCGACAATGCGCTCTCGCAATTCAACGCGTTAGGAGGTTATGCACCATGATGCTGGCGCTGGGACTTTTTGTATTTATGCGGCAGACACTGCCCTATACCACCATGAACCGCACGGCCGGATATAACTGGGCCTCCAATAGCCGCGTCGGTAAACGCGCGGCATTTCAGTACCTTGGCCCGGGCGAAGAGACCATCGTTCTTGGCGGTGACCTCTATCCGGAGCTGACCGGCGGCCTGCAGTCGCTGGATGTCGTGCGCACAATGGCCGAACAGGGGAAAGCGTGGCCGCTGATTGACGGAACGGGAACCATTTACGGCATGTTTGCTATCGAAAGCCTGAAGGACAACGGCTCCGAGTACTACAGCGACGGTTCGCCCCGCAAAATTTCCTTCACACTGAGCTTAAAGCGGGTGGATGAGTCGCTGGCCGCCATGTTCGGCGATATTCGCCAGCAGGGCGAAGAGCTCTATTCCAGGGCAAGAAAAACGCTGGGGATCGACNTATGATCNATGCGCTGACCAATGGGCTGGCGCAGGTCAGCAGCCCTGCTTATTTACTGATGCTGGACGGTAAAGATATCACCGAAAATATNGCCCCCCGGCTTATCAGCCTGACNNTCGAAGATAACCGTGGTTTCACCGCTGATACGCTGACACTGGTGCTGANTGACGCCGATGGCGATATTCAGTTGCCGCAGCGCGACACGAAAATCCGCGTATTTATCGGCGAAAAGGGCTATGCGCTGGTCGGGNTGGGTGAGTTTGTTATCGATCAGGTTAAGCATGATGGTGCGCCGGATAAGGTGACGGTGATCGGNCGCAGTGCGGATTTCAACGGCAAACTCAACAAAGAACATGAGCAGTCGTGGCATGACACCACGCTGGGCGCCATTGTTGAGGAGATTGCTAAACGCTGCGGGCTGGAAGCCAGCGTTGCCGAATCACTGAAGAGGATTAAGATTGCGCATATCGACCAGTCGATGGAATCGGACGCCAGTTTCCTGCACCGCCTGGCGGTGCGTAACGGTGCCGAACTGACGGTGAAATGGAACAAACTGATGCTGATTAAACCAGGACGGGGATTGAATGCAAAGGGCGAAGCGTTCCCGCAGGTTGTCATTCAGCGCAGCGACGGTGATAAACACAGTTTTAATATTGCCGACCGCTCAAGTTACACCGGCGTGACGGCGCGCTGGCTTGATACCAAAAAGCCAAAAAATCAGACGCAAAAAGTGCAGTTACAACGTAAAACCACTGCGCAACCCCCTGCCAGTACAGAGCATCCCCAGGCGGTGACACCTGCGGCAGAGCAAAGCGAAAAGCCGGTTTACGTTGCCGGGAGTGCCGATAACGTCTATGGCATGTCGACCGTCTATGCCAGCAAAGAGGAAGCGAAAAGGGCAGCTGATGGGCTGTGGCATTACATTCAACGTAATACGGCCACCTTTTCCCTCACGCTGGCGCGGGGACGTACCGACATCACCCCGGAAACGCCGGTGCGGGTCTCTGGCTTTAAGACGGTCATTGACGATACGGCATGGACGATTAAAAAAGTGACGCACAGCCTGGATAACAATGGGTTTGTCAGCAAGCTTGATTTGGAGGTCAAAATCGAGGAGGGACAATATGATGTGCAGAATAAATAGCAAATGCGATTTAAAGTTTGCATTTGCAAGCTATGAGTTTATTATTGCAGCATGTTAACGAGGGAGAACCCACCATGATGCATTGCCCGGTATGCCAGCAAGCGGCGCATGCGCGCTCAAGCCGCTACCTGAGTTC